ATCGACTTTTTTGCTGATCCTGACAAATACTTTGACCATAAACTAGCGAATCATCCCAAAATCAAAGAAGCTGAACAAATTTCAGCCGCTATGAAACAACAAGAGATTCTTAGTAAGTTACAAACTAATCATCCCGATTTTAATGAGATCATTCAAGATGCTAAGTTTGGTGAATGGGTCGCGGCATCTAAGGTACGCACTGAGTTGTACCAACGAGCAGATCAAAAATTTGATTACGATAGTGCTGATGAACTTCTTTCATTATGGAAAGAGCGTCAAAACTTAGTAAGCGAAACTGCAAGTATACAAGATGCTGATCGCAAACGTCAATTGAAGTCCGCTTCAAACGGTAATGCAAAAGGTTCCGGTGAAAAACCAAGTCGTAAAGTCTATCGTCGTGCTGATATTATTAAACTTATGCAAACAGACCCTAACAGATATCAAGATATGGCGGCTGAAATTCGCCAAGCATATGCTGAGGGTCGAGTTAAATAGCTATTAGGAGATATTTACAATGGCAAACTTAACCCCCGCAAGTAACAATACCGTTACTTTAGCAAACGCGGCTACGTTCATTCCAGAACTGTGGTCAGATGAAATCATTGCGGCGTACAAGCAGAACCTCGTTCTTGCTAACCTCGTAAACAAAATGCCTATGACTGGCAAGAAGGGTGATACTCTTCACATTCCTAAGCCTACTCGTGGCTCTGCGAATGCTAAGACTGCGGCAGACACAGTAACAATTCAGCAAACTGCTAACACAGAAGTGCAAGTAGTTATCGACAATCACTACGAATATTCTCGTTTGATTGAAGACATCACAGAAGTACAAGCGTTGGATTCACTTCGCCGTTTTTACACTGACGATGCAGGTTACGCTCTTGCTAAGCAAGTCGATGACGATCTGTTCGCAGAATTGTTGAACGTGTCAAACGATGCAGGTACTGCTGATGGTTCTGATGCTACTCAGTCTCACTACCAGATCAACGGTGCATCTGATGTCTTGATTGACTACGATGACTCTACTGCTCTTGAAGCGTTTTCTGATGCGGCTTTCCGCAACATGATTCAGAAGTTGGATGATGCTGACGTTCCTATGGACGCTCGTGCATTAATCATTCCTCCTGCAATCCGCAACGTTATCATGGGTATTGATCGTTACCAGTCTTCAGACTTTGTCAACGGTCGTGGTGTTAACAACGGTCAGATCGGTCAGCTTTATGGTGTTGACGTTTACGTTACATCTAACGCTCCAACTGTCACTGGTACTACCACTTCTGGTCGTGTCATTACTCTGATGCACAAGGACGCTTTTGTTCTTGCAGAGCAAATGGCTGTACGTTCACAGACTCAGTACAAGCAAGAGTTCCTTGCGAACTTGTTCACTGCTGATACTCTGTACGGCACCAAAGTTCTCCGTGAAGAGAACGTCCTCTCTGTTGTAGTATAAACAGAGCCGGGGGAGTCTACTCAGGCTCCCCTATCTTATTTCTAACTGGAGAGACTAATGGCTATCTTTCGTGGATCAGGTGGTGCAGGTGATGCAACCAATGACATTACGATTAACCGTGTTACAGAACTAACACAAGATGCAGAAGCCTCTGCAACTGCCGCCGCCTCTTCAGCCTCCTCAGCCGCTTCTAGTGCGTCGAGTGCATCAACCTCTGCGACTAATGCGGCTACTTCAGCAACTACAGCTTCTACTGCGGCTACTGCGGCACAAACTGCTCAGACTGGTGCAGAGACTGCAGAGACTAATGCAGAGACTGCACAAGCCGCCGCTGAAACAGCACAGACAGCCGCTGAGACTGCTCAGACTGCCGCAGAAACGGCGCAAACAGCGGCAGAGACTGCTGAGACTAATGCGGCCTCAAGTGCCTCTTCAGCGGCTTCTAGTGCGTCCTCAGCATCTACATCAGCTACCAATGCCGCTACCAGTGAAACAAATGCGGCAACAAGTGAAACGAATGCGGCTACTTCAGAGACTAATGCGGCTACATCTGCTACCAATGCCGCTACATCTGCAACCTCAGCACAGTCAGCCCTCAACTCTACTCTTGCAGTTTTTGACAGTTTTGATGATCGTTATTTAGGAACTAAAGCATCTGACCCTACATTAGACAACGATGGGGATGCCTTAGTTGCAGGAGCTATTTACTTCAATACTACTGATGAAGTGATGAAAGTGTACACAGGTAGTGCATGGGTATTAACGTATGCTGATCTAGCCACTGCTACCACTGATGACCTTACTGAAGGCTCTACGAATCTTTACTATACTGACGGACGAGTTGGTACATACCTAACAACAAACTCTTATGCAACACAGACGTATGCTGACACAGTGGCTACAAACTCTGCAGTTGCCTTAGCAATCGCATTAGGATAGGACAATGGCAAACGCATTCAAACTTGTAACAGACACAGCAGTAGGCACTTCACCTGCTACGGTATATACCTGTCCTTCTGCGACAGAGACTACGATCATTGGACTCACTGTTGCGAACATTGAGACATCACAGATTCTTGTGGACGTACAAGTAACGAACAACGATGGTGACAACGTGTACCTCATCAAGGCCGCACCAGTACCTGTTGGTTCTTCACTGGTTGTTGTCGGTGGTGAGCAGAAGGTGGTACTGAACGCTAGTGATACTGTTGTTGTCACATCTGACACAGCCTTATCTGCTGACGTAGCAATGTCGATCTTGGAGATTAGTTAAGATGGCGTATGTAGGCAAGCAACCACAGCCTAAGTTTTTAGGTCAAGTTGATGACCTTACTGTTGCAGGTGATGTGAATGTCGACACCAACACTCTGGTGGTTGATGCAGATAACAATCGTGTAGGGATTGGTACAAGCCCTTCCGAAGCTTTTCACGTTAATTCTGGGATTGACAACGACTGTGCGCTTTTTGAATCAACAGACAACATTGCGGCAATAACCATTGCTGACAATTCAGGATCAGTGCAAGTTCGTAGCCGTGATTCAGGTGAAATGACTTTTCACATTGGCGGAGATGCATCGGTTGCAGGAACAAGTTCAACAGAAGCCATGCGCATTGACTCCAGTGGTAACGTAGGGATTGGGACGAGTAGTCCTGCTTTTCCACTTCAGATTGTTGATTCAGGTACAACTGCAAACGTAGAAATAGAAAGCAGTCTTTCTACTGGGGCGGCTGACACTGGCGGCCTTGTTATCTTATCCGGTCATAATGGCACAACAGCTTCCCGTGACTATGTTTATATTAAAGGCGCAAAAGAAAACTCAACAGTCGGAAATGACGATTCTTACTTTAGTATCTCAACACGAAAGACTGGAGGAATACCAGCAGAACGCATGCGCATCGACTCCAGTGGTAACGTAGGGATTGGTACGAGTGATCCTGTTCAGCAGAGTGGGATTGGGTTGCACATCAATAATGCTTCAGGTCAGGCTCGACTAAAATTAACAAGTTCTGTTGATGGTGCAACTGCCAATGATGGTTTTGATATTATCAAAGAGGCAGGTGGCGGTGATGTTCACTTACTTAATCATGAAAACACTAATTTAAAATTTGGAACGAACGACTCAGAACGCATGCGCATCGACTCCAGTGGTAACGTGACAATTGGCAAGACTACGGCAAATAATACGACAGAAGGTTTTACGCATTATGGAGGTGCAGGTGGTTCGTCTATTGTAAAAGATGGCGGCGCACCGTTGATTCTTAACCGAAACACAAATGATGGTGCTATTGCAATATTCCGCAAAGACGGCACAACAGTCGGGTTTATTGGTAATAACAGCAATCGAATTTATATAGGTTCAAGTGACGTTGGGTTAAGATTTACTTACGGAACAACAGATAGAGTGGAGCCGTTTAGTCCAAGCGGAGGTACGACTAGAGACAACGCTATTGATTTGGGTTTCAGTTCTAATCGATTTGACGACATCTACGCCACCAATGGCACAATCCAAACATCTGACCGTAACGAAAAGCAAGACATTGCAACACTAACCACTGCTGAGATGGCTGTGGCGGCTCGACTGTCTAATCAGTTTAAAACATTCCGGTGGATTGATAGCGTCACTGAGAAGGGCGATAACGCCAGAACACACACAGGTATCATCGCACAGGACGTACAGCAAGCCTTCACCGACGAAGGACTAGATGCAGGTGACTACGCATTATTTATCTCAACAACATGGTGGGAGACGCAGACAGAAGTCCCTGCCGTAGAAGCTGTGGATGAAGTGTTGGATGAAGACGGTAATGTTGTTACTGAAGCTGTTGAAGCACAGGAAGCGTACACACGAACCGATACCTACGACACAGCAGACGAGGCTCCTGAAGGTGCAACAGAGCGTACACGCTTGGGTATTCGCTATCCTGAACTACTGTCGTTTATGCAAGCCTACAACGATCAACGCATGGCAAGCATTGAAGCTAGACTAGACGCACTGGAGGCTAACTGATGGCATACCTAGGCAAGACCCCTTCACAAGCGGTACGTCAGCGTTACTACTTCACGGCCTCTGGTGGCGAGACTAGCCTCTCTGGTGCTGATGACAACGGCAACACACTCAACTTCACTGACGGTGCATACGTTGATGTCTATCTCAACGGTGTACTCTTGGTTGCAGGGAC